CAAAAATGATATTTGCATCTATTTCGTTTTCGGGATTATTAATTACTTTTTCGTGTACTCTAAAAAATTTTGAATTTATGACACACTCAGATAATTTTTTGGGTACAAAATGCACTCCCATATCACTCCATAAAAAAGGATGGAATATTTTATCATTTTTCTTTCCCCATCCCTCATACAAAATACCACTTTTGAAGGTCGCACCTATCGGATTATTATACCAATTAATATCCAGAGTATCTGCAATTAATTTTGGTACAGAGAGAGTTGTGCCTTGCCCAACTTTCTCGATAGGGTGGTAATGTGGACTATGATAGATTTCTATCTCAAACTTATTTGATTGTTCTGAAAGATATTTTTGAAAGTGTAATGCAGTAATACATCCCGCATTTCCTGCACCTATAATTGCAATTCTCATTCTAATATTATACTTCTTAAATCTAGTTTTGACAAGTAGAATATATATGTTATAATGTATTTGTTTGCGAAAATAGAATGAAAAGTAAATCTAATGACCGTATAACAGATTTTATTATTAGATATGAAAAAATTTTTACAAGGCAAGAGTGTCGAGATATAATTGAACACATCGAATTTTTCGATGAAAATTCTTTATTATACTCTCAAAGGGTAGCAAATAGACCTTTTCAAGATCAAGAAGCTACAAATTTATTTTGCGATGATGGAATCACTCTAGCAGATGCAACTAATATTACCAAGAAAATTTTCCCTAAAGTAGACCCTTGTATAAAAAAATATCTTCAACAATTTCCTATTCTTGGTACTCGAAAATTTTCAGTTCACGACTGTAAAATTAAAAAAATTAAATGTGGTGCTGGTTTTCACGCCTGGCACTATGAAAATGGTGATGTAGCAAATTCTCGTAGAACATTTGTCATACAAATTTATCTTAATGATGATTTTGATGGTGGTGAAACTGAATTTTTATACCAAAATAAAAGAGAAAAAGCATCAGCTGGAGATGTCTTAATTTTTCCCTGTCAATATACACACGTTCATAGAGGTAATCCACCAATAAATGGAGATAAATATCTAGTTACCTCTTGGGCATGGATACAAGATAATGGTAAAGAAACTTATTAATTATGAAAGAACTTCTAGAGGCAGATTTATATGTGGAACCCTTTCCACTAATGGTTGTACAGAATTTTTATAATCAAAATGAATTAGATTTAATATGGAAAGAATTAGATTTTTATACCGCACCAAATAAACTTTTTGAAGCAAAAGAATATGGTGGTGTTGTAGATCGCACAAATGCGAAAGCTATTCTTCTGGATGAACTTTATAAAGGACATAAGAATAAAAAAAATTTCAGAAATATATCAAATATATTGACAGTTAATCGAAAATTATTTAATAGTGGTGTGCTTGATAAATTTTCTCAACTACATGATTGTTGTATTTTAGCACCTAAATGTAATCATGATATTACTAAAGTGAGATACTATCACAATAATGAATATTATGACCCACATACTGATCGTTCAGTACATTTTTTAGCATTTTCTTATTTTTTTAAAGAACCTAAAAAATTTACTGGTGGCGATTTAATATTTCCAAAGTATGATTTTAAAGTGCCTTGTGAAAATAATTCTATGGTTATTTTTCCTGGTTGGGTAGAACATGGTGTTAGGAAAGTAACTATTAAAGACTCAGATTATTTTGATGGTTGGGGTAGATATTGTATTTCTAGTTTCTTCAGTTGTGTGGATAAATCTGTTTTTGGAGATGATGATGACTGAATATACTCCAAATTTTATATCAACATATGATAATGTTTTAACAAGTGAAGAATGTAAACAAATTATCTATGAATTTGAAGATAGTAAAGAAAAACAAGTTGAAGGTAAAGTTGGTGATAATAAAATAAAAATTGGAACTAAAAAATCAACTGATATAACTTACAATTTTTTAGACAATTCACTTACTACAGAAATTATAAGCAAATCATTACGAAAATATATTAACTTATATACTAATGAGTATCCAGAACTTAATCTAAATGTGAGTAGTTGGTCAACTTATGATTATTATAATGTTCAAAGATATAAACCACAAGAAGGATACTTTAAACCACACTGCGAAGTAATTGATATTAAATCTTCTAGTCGTATTCTAGTTTGGATGTTTTACTTAAATTCTCTTGAAAATGGTGGTACTTTATTTCCCAGATATGAAATTGGTATTAGAGCAATTCAAGGTCGATTGGTAATTTGGCCTGCCTACTGGACACATATACACAAAGGTCAAATAAGTCAAACTCAAACGAAATATATTACTACTGGATGGTATAATCTAACAATTTAATAAAATCTATATTGAAATCCACCAAGTCCACCATCCGTATGACCGCTTTCTAAACTTGGAGAGTGTCCCTCATCAACCTCACTAAAACTACCACCACCTGCTTCACCACGATCACCACCTGCTCCACCAGTTGCACCTTCTGCTTCTCCACCTTCTCCACCTTTTCCACCATCACCACCTTGTTCATTATCGGGAGTAATATTTTCTCCACCAGGTCTTCCATTAGCAACACCACCAGAAGTCCCATCTGTACCAGCAGGGAGTCCAGCACCACCGCCACCGCCACCTCCACTAGCAGAGTTTTTATCACCCCAGTTATTTTGTTCGGCACCAGGTCCGCCAGCACCACCGCCACCGCCACCAAATATTCTTGACTCTCCACTAATTTCATCTTGGAATCCAGAAGGTATTTTCATACCACTTGTTCCATTACCACCATCTTCTCCTGGTGATTCTTCATTTCCAGTATCTCCACCATTACCACCTTTACCTCCAACAAGACCTTCATCACCCATGTCAAGTGTTAAAGTTGTATCGGTTGGCCATCCGTTTTGATTAACATTATTATTATAATTTCCTGTTAAAAATGCAACGTCATTTCTACTAGACGCATTCTGAGATCCAAAAATTTTGTTGATATGAATAATTACTCTTTTACCACCTTGCCATTGTGATTTAGTGATTGATGATCTATAGTTTCCGACAATATTATATTGTCCACTCAAAAATCGATCTGCGTATGCGTCATGATTAAAAGTGTTATTTCCAGTAGTATGACAATCAATTACAACATTTAATTTTTTTCCATAAAAATCACTATATTTTATTGCACCTGATGTGGGAATACCAGTGTCAAGTGGTAAGTTTTCCAAATCTCCTAAATTTTTGTTTCCAAAATCTGGATGAGAAGTTCTATATCTCCCTAAACTACGTCCAGGATTTTGCCCGAACTCAGTCTCTATTTCTCCAAATGATAATGGTGGATTTGGTGATGCTGAATTTTTAATTGCCATTAGCTGCTAGTAACTGTCTCCCAAGCACTGCCATTCCAGACTTGTAATTTATTTAATGTTGTATTATAAACCATCGCACCTGATATAAGTGTAGCAGAATTCGTGTATGCATCACGAAGTAGATTTCTTTGAGCAGTAGTTACTCTAGGAGGTATCATGTATGCAAGTTGTGATCTATTAAATGGTAATCCACTCTCACCTTCATTTGAAATATTTACAGCATCAGAGAAATCAACTGCTGATCTTGTTGTATTTCCTACAGATACTGCCTTTTTAATATGAACATTTCTATTAATAGTAACACCTATATTAGGAGTGGCAAATATATCTGTAAATATTCCAACTTGACTATCGTTATTAATAATTATTTTCTGATTTGCATTTGAAGATATATTTACTAATTTACCATCATCAGTAACTCCTATACCTACTCCAGTAATGGTTAATTTTGGTATAGTTGATATTCCTACAACGGGTGAGTTAATCAAGCCAGTCACATTACCAGTTACATTACCAGTCACATCACCTGTTAGATTTGCTGTTACTGCACTTACATTTACTGATCCATTTATAGTTAAATCATTTGAAATTTGAACATTACCAATAAAATTAGAACCACCAGCAACCTCAAATTTAGTTGATGGGTTAGTAACACCGATACCTAATGATCCACCAATACCAGTAAGGGTCATCAATCTAGAATTAAATCCTCTATGCCAATGGAAATCTCCATCAACACCATTTGGATTATTACCACTTAAATGGTAATTAAAGTTACCTATGCCATAATTTACTATATCAAGTGACTGTGCCGAACTATAAGGTGCACCACCCGATACTAAACCATATCTAAATTCTGCATTATTAGTATTATTTGTTCCAGATTCTCTACCAACTGTTAAACCTGCTGAACCTGTATCACTTGTAACTTGAATTTCAACGTTAGCATTTTTTCTTACCTGAATGTCATTCGCAGGTGCATCAGTTCCCACACCAATCAAGGGTGAATTAAGTTCAGTTGTTGATGTGATTATGCCAGATGAGTTGATACTTGCAACATTATATACCTCTGTTCCTGTTCCTACTCTTCCGTCAGACTCTTTATTTACTAACTCCCACCATTGACCTGCGTGTGCATAATATAGTGATCCTGTTGCGTGAACGTGTGCTACAGCACCATGATAACTACCAGCAGATGGTAGATCTGTCATACTAGAATATAAGAATGGTATCTTATTCTGACCTGCTGTTCCCTCAATTATACCTGCAAACGTAGTGACACCAGCCACAGAAACATTATCTAAATTTGTATGACCATCAACATCTAAATCTGAATTTAAATCTATTGGTCCTGCAAATGTAGAACCAGATGACACAAAAACATCATCCATAGTTGTAAGACCTATGACATCTAAATGTATGTCAACCGTAGCACCAGCATCATGGTTTGTATTTCCTGCGAAAGATGTTATACCAGCAACGCTTACATTATCTAAGTATGTATGACCATCTACATCTAAATCTTTGGAAAATGTTGCAATACCAGAAACAACTGTATCACCACTTATATTACCAGTGACATTACCAGTGACGTTACCTGTGACATTACCAGTGACGTTACCT